TGGCCGAGGCGCTGGCCCTCAACTTACGGCGCGTTGAGAAGCCGCCCGCCCCCGCCGATCATGGGGACGGCGTGATGATCGCGTTTCAGCTAGAGCCAGACGCGCTACCCAAGCTAGAGGTTGTCTGGCCCAAAGAGAGTAGTATCCTACCACCCGTTGAACACCATGTGACGCTGTGTTTTTTGGGCAGCGCGTCCGCGCTAGAGAAAAGCGGGTTGACCGCGGATCACCTCCTGATCAACCTGCGGGCGTTTGCGGAAAACCACCTGCCGGTCAGTGGGTACGTCAACGGCTGGGGCCGGTTCAACGGGGACGACGCTGATGCCGTCTATCTCAACTTCGACGCGGCCGCGCTACCGGCCTTCCGCCAAGACCTGGTGGAGAATCTGGCATTGGTGGCACCCCCCGCCAGCAGCCACGGGTTCACACCCCACATTACCCTGGCCTACGTGCCCAAAGGCAGCACCGTGGACATGGTTGAGCTACCCGCCAAGGTAAAACTAGAATTTGATGAACTCTACGTGGCCTGGGGCGACGAGCAGTACTATCTTCCCCTAGCCGGTAAGGTCGGCGCAGCAAAGGGCGGCCCCGGTTCTGGGTTCCATGGACATGCCGGTAGGCCGGGGGAACGCGGCGGCAGCGCCCCTGCGGGACGACCTGCGCCCGCGGACGGGGCAAAGGTGAGCATAGAAGGCAAATTGAAAATAGATACAGATGCCAGTGATCCAGAGAGTTGGCGAAGCAATCCTATCTTGGTAGATATCGTAGAGTATAGCGATGCAAAGATTGACCCCGCCGATTACTATGGGTTCATCATCGAAACCGCGGAAAAGCAGAAGCACCGCGCGGTGACCGACCTGGCGAAGCGGTCGGGTAGCACCTACGACGATGCCAACATTTTTATCGCACAGTGGGCCGAAACGAGCAACGGCGACGATCTGCGCAGCCTGTCGATCCAGGAGGCCGCCGCCGAGGTGATGAAGGTTCCTCTGAGCGACTGGCAAAAGGCCAACATCGACAAGGTGCGATCCTTTAGGGAGAAGACAATCGCTAGCCGGATCGCTAGTGCCAAGCAGGATAAGACAGCACCGTTAGCAGAACGGGCCGCTACGCTGCTAGAGGATTTTGCAAGCGATGAGACGATGCTCAACATGTACGAGAAGGACAGAGTCATACAGATGGCAGAGCGGCTGCGCAGCGGAAACGTGAAAATCGGAAAAGTAGAAGACGTGCGCAACCTACTTCTTTTCGCGGAAACCGCCTCTCAGTCATATACGAAAAACATGGTGAAGGCCATGTACGAAAATACCCAAGAGCGTTTGCGGGATCTGGGGGTGAAAGAATTACGCCTCTACCGTGGCGTCAATCTAAACATAGCCGGCGACGATGGCGAGGTGATTACCAGCCGGTCAAACCCGCTGTCAAGCTGGACAATGGATTACGAGGTCGCACGCAGCTTTGCCGAAGATGGCATGTATGACGCTACTATTCTAGAGGCAATTTTCCCCGCCGAGCGAATCTACGCCCTGCCCTCTACCGGCGTTGGTTGCCTGGAAGAGTATGAGGCCGTGGTTACGGGGGGCACAGACAGCGTGCGCATCCGCCGCCCCGAGGAAGAGGAATAAGTTGCCTAGCGAGTAGAAACCGAGACAGGGCGCAATGGGTAGTATTATAACGAAAGTTCTTATCATTATCTTATGTCTCTTCTCTCCGCTACCGATCCGCGTCGAGGAGCCTTATCGGCCACCCGTTACCGCCGCGGGGGGACAGGCCACGATTCCCACGCCGTGTAACGTACAATATATGTACGTGATTCACTGGGCTTGGCGCTTTGCGGAAGGGGAGGTACAGGATGAGGCAGCGGTCATTGATCGGCTCAGTGTGGTCAGTGCGCAGGTGAATCACTTGTTCTACCAAGCCGGGGAACCGGGGCGCTACCAGTTACCGGCCTGGACAGTGGGGCCAGACTGCCAGATCGCGGTGCGCTTTCTTGCGCCTGGGGAGCCGGTCGGCGTAACACCCCGCGAAAAGACCTTGCTGGTCGAAGATCGCAATGACACTTGCGGCTGGGCCTACCTGTGGGACGATGACCGGGCAGGGCTTGGGAATTACAATAATCAGGGAAGCGTTGCCACCCTCGCGCGGGATTGCCTCACGCCCCGCAACGTGGCCCACGAACTCCTACACGCCCTGGGCGCGGCGCAGGCTTCGGCTCCCCACGCTCTAAGCGGCTGGCACGTCAGCGATTATGGCGATGCGCTGGCTCCCCTGTCCGAGCAGAACATCTGTGCTGACCCCAGCACTATCGACTGTAACGGCGACGACTATTACAGCCTCGCGCAGGGGGCAGACCTCCATCCTTACCTGCAAGCCCATTTTAATTTAGCCACAGATAGCCCCTATCTGGTATTATATAAAGCGCGTACAATATATGTACCTATTATTTTCAACGAGGGGAGTACTGATGAGTGAACCGACCTGGTCACCTGAACGCAAGTTGCGCGCGGTGACCTTCTTGCTGGTAGCCACGCTGATCCTACTGGCCTGCTTAGTCTACGACCGGCAGGAGGTGCTGATGGCGGGGCTGGCGGATTGCGCCGAGGTAAGCCGGTGATCGACCTCACGCGCAAGCTGATTCTCCTGGGGGTTGACCCGCTGGAGGCGGACAAGGTCGCGTCGGCTGTTCCCGAACTGACCGATCTCTATGGGGCCTATCGGCTTGTGGTAAGCCAGTGGGATACCACGACCCTGGACGACCTGCGCCAGGATGCCGTCATTGGCTGGTGGAGTTCTGCGGCAGTTTCCCCTGTGTACAAGCGGCTGTTGACCGCACAACGTATTATGTAGCAAAAGGAGCTAAGTATGTCTGAGGCACTCGTAATCGAAGTAAAACGTTTACTCCCCTATCCACCCCTGTCCTTTCTCAATGCGCAAGATGTCACCGCTTTACTCGCCTGTGCGGAAGAGGCGGAGAGCGAGCTAGACCTCCCCAACAGTTTTCTACTGATGATTGCCGATGCCCGCGTCGAGGCTGAGCCAGCGCCTGGTGACACTGAGGACACCGGAGAGGAAGGCTAATGAGTGCGCTGCTCCCCTTGCTCCCGCCCGGCTATACCCACGATCCGCAGCGCGGTCGCTATCGTGACGAGCGGGGCCGCTTTGTCGCGTATAAGACGATCTATCGGCTGATGGGGGCGCTGGAACAGGGGAGTGGCGACACGTTGCAGAAGTTAGGGGTTGCGCTTTCCCAAGAGGCAATCCCTGCCTCTGCCTGGTATCTTGCCAGCGCGCGCCAGTTGCAACGGTTGCATGTCCAGTTTGCCGCCCTGGGCGCGGGCGGTGTGAACAGTCTCACCGCCAGGGACTATGCCGCGATAGATAGATCGATCCGCGGCGAGTTACAGCGCTTGCTCACCTTCGGGATCGCGATTACGGGGAAAACCCTCTCAGAGGCGCAAATCGGGGCCAGGGTTGATATGTACATAGGTACAGCCCGCAAACAGTACTGGGCGCGCCTTAGTAAGCCACGCGCTAAGGAAAGCGAGGTCGTTATCGAACGTCGGCGCTTGGGAAACGCGGATCACTGCGATTGGTGTCTTTACCTTGCTAAGGCGGGGTGGCAGCCGGTAGACACGGTGCCTATTCCCGGGGAAAGCAACGACACTTGGGACGCTGGGCAGTGTCTTAGCGCGTGTCACTGTGAAATCGAAACGCGGGTCATTGCCCGCACGGAGGCTGCCTCCATCCTGGGAGAGCGGTTGCCAAGCCACTACCAACGGCGAGAATAATGCTGCAATATACCTACCCGCTGCCCTGCTTGCACTGCGACACCGCTTGGGCGCAAGTACAGAACGGATCGCTGATTGTAGACAGTCGGCACGGGGGACAGATCCATACGAACACCATGTCCCTGCCGGTGCTACAACTTATTCTCGCCCACTCCCTACACTACGACGTTGAACCACTCCTTTGCCGCCTCCCCGGCTGCAATCGCCCGTGGGCCATGATCCAGAATGGGCGGCTGTTCTGCCATGTCTGGCACCAGCGGGATCACCACCAGAATACCCTTTCCCTGCACGGCGTAGCGCGGTTGCTAAGCGCTGTGCCGATTGGTGCGTTACCATAGTTGCGCCCGTCTAAAAAATCATATATACTAGGGGGGCATTACCTCTTTCTTATTACGTTTCGCCAACACAAAAGGAGCTACTATGAAGCAGCGGCGGAGTAAGCGTATTGGGCAGTGGTATGTCGTGGCCTTGCCAAGGAGCAGGCTACAAATTGCGAGGCGCTCGCGAATGCAAAAAAGGCAGTAGGAACGGCAAAAGTCCACGCGTAGCACGCGTGGACTTTTGCGATCTGGCGGGATCGGTGCTAAACTGCGGGGGTGTGATGTTTTGCCTTTCTGCACGATGCCCAGTTCTGCCGGTTGTCTGAACTGGGCATCGCTGTTTGTGGAGGTGACCAAGATGAGCAAAGCAGAACTAGTATTAGACGAGTTAAATCGTTTCTCGCTGTACCCCTGGGTGATGCAACGGCGATACGGGGAAGTCGAGTATAAGATCACGGTGCCCATGCCGTATAGCAGTTATGGGGGCTTTTTCGCCATGCGGGAAGCGGAACTTGAACGTCTCCCCACGCAGGTCGTTGCCAAGCGGATCATCGAAACCGTAGCCCTAGATTTTGGCCTGCACTACCTGCGCCAGCCTAACGTCCCAGATCGTTTCCCATTCGCTCAAAGAGAGCGAGGGTTCGCAAAATGAGTTCTTGCTGTTCGACCGGGAACGGGAGTGTCTCCTTGCCACCCTCTCCGATAAACTCCACCCAGCATTCTTCCGCAAAGGCCATGTCCTTGAGCATGGTAATGTCAGCCGCCGACGCATACAGATCGATCCACTCCCGTTCGTGGTTGAAGGCAAGCTCCCGATTCACCTTCCCCGCGATCATCAGCGGATAGAGTTTTCCGTCTACATATACAGTCACCCGATTGACAAAGAAGCGCCCGCTGCCCGTGCGTTCAACCCGCAAGCGCAGCCAGCTATCGTCCCCTCTCTGCACGACGTAGGGATAGAGGAACGTGCCCTCTTGCTCCATCGCCGCCGCATCATAGTAGAAGGTCGCACCATCGGCAGGCGTTGCCTGGGCCGTTACGACCGGACTGACCGGCGACAGCGCCGCCCAGTAGGTCGGCTTTGATCCGCACCCTACCAGCAGGAGCAACACTGTGCCCACCCATAACCCACCTATACCCCACCTATAACCCACCCATAAGTCACCCATAAGTCACCTCCTTTTTGTAAAACCCATTACTTACATTACGGGAAGCCCGCCGATAAGTTACGCATGGCGCACTGCGCCACTTGATTGACAATTACACAAAACTTCGCGATAATAGAGGTCAAGCAATTATATCTTTGTCTGCGCCGCGTGCGCGAATCTACCCTTCGCAAGGGGAATGATTCCGGCACGCGGCGTTTTTTATTGGGGTTCGCATGGATATTGCGATTGAACAGAGTTTAGCTACGCTGGTCGATACACCAGTCACCAGTGCAACCAGCGATTCCTGGTCACCGGGCAGCAATGAGCTTCTGCTTTGCTATATCGCTGCTCGCGGCGGTAGCACGCCCGCGGCTTACACGACCGGCGTGACCGGCAACGGGCTGACCTGGGAGAAGATCCAAGAGCAAGACGACACGCAGAACAACGTCACCGGTTCGGTCTGGCGTGCGATGGGAGCCAGCCCCAGTAGCGGCGGCGTGACCGTTGCCTTTTCCACAAACCCCATTTCCATGAGTTTCCAGCTCATCCGGTTGAGCGGTGTCGCCACAGGCGGCACAAATGGATCGGGTGCTATCGGTGCAGTCGCTAGTGCGGAGACCGGGGCGACGGATACGGCTACCCCCTCCGCCGTCATCACGACTACCGCCGCCAACAGCCGTTTGCTAGGGCTGGGTACAGGGCGCGGGCAAGCCTGGACGGAAGGCAGCGGATTTACACCGATCCTACTGAACCAGATTGCCGACACGGGCGGCGATACCGTCCGCAGCCACAGCGAATATAAGGACGTGGCGGGCAGCGGCGCAGAGACCACGGTAGACTTCTCGATTGCCAGCGCTAACGACTGGGTCATGATCGCGCTAGAGATCCTGGCCGCCGTTACCGCGGTTGAAGGTTCCCTGTCCGAAACGATGGGTGCGCTCACCGTTGACGCAGCAGGAACAGTCGCTGTCGATGGCGACCTCGCTAAGACGCTGGGTAGCCTCACCGTTGACGCAGCAGGAACCGTCGCTGTCGATGGCGACCTCGCTAAAACCCTGGGGAGCTTGACCGTCGAGGCAGCAGGGACAGTAGCCGTCGATGGCGACCTCGCCAAGACGCTGGGTAGCCTCACGGTTGACGCCGCGGGCACCGTTGCGGTTACCGGCACGCTGGCTGAGACGATGGGGTCTCTCACGGTTGACGCGACCGGCATCGGCACGATTGAGGGGGCGCTGGCAAAAACCCTGGGGGCGCTCACCGTTGACGCGGCAGGAGTCTTGCCCATCGTCGGCGCGCTTGCCAAAACCCTGGGTGAACTTTCGCCGGATGCAGATGGCACCGTAGCGGTCACCGGCGCGCTTGACCGGACATTGGGAATCCTCACGGTCGTAGGGGAAGGCGACACGCTGGTCGCCGGTGCGCTGGACAAGACCCTGGGGAGCTTGACCGTCGAATCGTCCGGCTCGCTGGCGGATGGGATCAGCGGTGAACTGGCCGAAACCCTGGGCGCACTGACCGGCGCGGCAACGGGCACCGTAGCGGTCGTGGCGATCCTCGACGCAACCCTGGGCACGCTCACCGTCGTTGCCGCAGGCATTGCACCGATTGCCGGTGCGCTGGACACCACACTAGGCGCACTGACCCTCGAATCGGATGGCTCAGTCATCACGGGCGGCAATGGGGCGCTGGACGCTGTACTGGGCGCACTGACCGTCGAATCCGTAGGCGCGGTAGCGGTTGCCGGTGCGCTGGACACCACACTAGGCACACTGACGGTCGAAGCCGCGGGCGCGGTGGCTGTTGTGGGCGCGCTGGCTAAAACCCTGGGGAGTTTGACCAGTGAGGCCGCAGGTATTGTGTCCAGTGCGGGTGTGCTGGATGCTACGCTGGGTGCGCTTACGGTCGTGGCTACCGGCATTGCGCCGATTGCCGGGGCGCTCGATGCCACACTGGGCGCACTCACCGTTGACGCCGAGGGCACCGCCGTCGCCCTCGATCCGATCAGCGGTGCGCTGGCAAAAACGCTGGGGGCGCTGACTGTTGACGCAACCGGCAGTGTATTCATTTTAGGCACGGGGGTCATGCTGCTTGCACCGTTGACCGCAAGTGGCACGGCTACCCTGGTTACTTTGTCAATCGTCGTACATGGCACCATTCGCGGGCCACGCGGGCATGGATCGATCCGCGGCAGCCGCGCTACGGGGCGCATTACTAGTTAACGAGAAAAGGACTACCGATCATGGCTTTACAACTATCTGTTGCCGCACGCAATGCGCGGCTTGACGCGCTAGAGACCGCCATCGGCGCAACCGCTGTCTTGAAGATTTTTACCGGTGCTGCGCCCGCCGACTGTGCGACCGCCAACAGCGGCACCGTGCTGGTCACCATGACCCTGCCGTCCGACTGGATGGCGGCTGCTGCTAGTGGGGCGAAGGCCAAGGCAGGAACGTGGCAGGACGCCTCCGCTGACGCGGCGGGCACCGCGGCCCACTTCCGCATCTACGCCTCAGACGGTACGACCTGCCACTTACAAGGCACGGTTACGGATACCGGCAGCGGCGGTGATCTGGAACTGGATAACACGTCGATTGGCGCGGGGCAGAGCGTGACCATTACGGGCTTTACGCTTACCGAAGCTAACGCCTAACCTGGGGGGATTCTGCTATGGCTCTTGAACACGCAGTGGCGGGAGCCGTTCGCCCGAACCAGTCGATTACCTGGGAGGATGGCGACGGCGTTCCGCTCGATCTGACCGGGGCAACCATCACAGGGAAGAAGCGCAACCTGTCCTCCCTGGCGACCAGCAACATCGAAGGCACGTTGACCGTGACCGATGCGGTCAACGGCGTCTTTGTCTGGGCCTATCATGCTAATGACGTGGCAGTGGCCGGTGATTTTTCCGTACAATTCACCGCCACGTTCCCCAGCGCACCCTCCCCTGCCCGTAACTGGAAAGCGGACTGGAGTGTGCTAGAGGCTTTGTAAGTATGCCCTATTGACAATGTAACGAAAGTTCATTATAATAGCGGCATAATTTTATTATTAATTTGTTAAGCGCCCGGTGCGCAGATGCCTTCTCTCTTTTTAGGGAGGGGCACCTGTTCACCGGGCGTTTTCTATTGGGGGAAAATCATGAACCTACCTGTCGTGAAACAGGGCGAAGAGATCAATACCTGGCTCTCGCGCTCGGTTCCTGCCCTGGTGGAGATGCACCAACTCAACACCGAGCAGGCGAACCGGTTAGCTAAACAGGCGTGGCAGCAGATCAATGGGGGCGGCGATCTGGTGACCCAAATGACGGGTGAGGATGCCCCCACGTTTGAGGATGAATCCTCCTGGGGGGAAAACGTGGTCGATGGCGAATCCTGGCCCGACGCACAGGAGACCGGTCAAGCTGCGGATGAGCAATGGCCCGACCCCTTTTCCCAAGAGGACTTCGACGCTCTTGTCGACAATCCTGCCGACCCCACCGCTCAACCCGATCCAACCGCACAACCCGACCCAACCGCACCGGCAACCCCTGGCGATCCGGCGATGCAGGCGCAGCCTATGGCACCGCCTACCACCGCGGATGGCGTAGCGGCGCTGCTCAGCACCCTAACGCAGTTGACTACCATTGTTGAAGGGTTACAGGGGATCGCTAAGGTTATGGGCGGCCTGGCCCCGCAAGCCCAAGCGGACGCCAAAAAGCCGCTGCCTGACGATGAGGAAGACGCGGAAGAGGAAGACACCGATGAGGACGCGGAGGACGAAGACGCCGATGAAGACGCCGAGCCGGAACCAGTGGCAGAAGCGGCTGACGCGGGTGATCCGACCCAGCCCAAGACCGATAAGCCCGCGCCCTTCGGTGCCAAGCCCCCGACCGAGAAACCGGTAAAGCCTGCTCAGTTTGGCGCACCGGCGACCGAGGAAAAGCCCGACCCCAAGAAGAAGAAGGGGAAAAACCTTTTTAGGAGCGGTGACTTCAAGGGCGGCGACTTTCTCGCGGTCGGCAACGTGCCCAGCACGGGGTATGTGATCGCCGTTGCGCCTGAACGCACCCGCACCCTACCGGAGGATCTAATTTCGGCAAAAGCGGTCTCCTCGTTTATGACCCAGAACGCCGACCTGTGGGACGCCAACCTGATGGGCGGGCGGGTCGATGAAACCACAGGGGAGGTCACGCTGGCGGCTTTCCGCCATGTAGAGACCGAGGCGAAGGCGATTCAGCACTGCGCAGCGTTAGGGGTTGACACCTACATCAACCTGAACACCGGGGAAGCATTGACCGTGCCGGTTACCAAGTCTTTGGATTGGGTAGACGAGCAGGGATTCCATGGCCCTAACCTGATCCGGCGCTTGGGTGACTACCGCGACCCCGGCGATCTGGCGGTCAAGTCGCTGGGTGATGACCGCTTTGGCGGCTATCTGTGTTTGTGGGGAAACCCCGCGGCCAAAGACTTGAGCGGGGAATGGTTCACGCGCTCCACCGCGGATATGACCTCAGTTTTTGATGTGCTTGGGAAATTGCCCGCCTTCTACCACCACGCGGGCGACGATGTCGTGAAGTCGGCAGTAGTCGGCCTCATTGACGAAATGGAAGACGACGAGGCTGGGCTGTGGGTAGAGGCTCAAGCGCGTTTGGCTAAGGCATACCGGCAGTATGTGCAACCGTTGATCGTCCAGAAATCCCTGGGCTGGTCGTCGGGCGCATTACCACGGGCGCGGCGCGTCGCCAAAAGCGGCGAGATTATGCGCTGGCCGATTATCGAGGGCAGCCTTACCCCCACTCCGTTCGAGTGGCGCAATAGTGTCGACTGGCCGGTAGAACGCATTACCAAAGCCTACGAACTGGCTGGACTCTCTACCGCTGATCTTGACTTAAACAACTTATTGAAAGGAAAGACGAGATGACTCTCAATGAACTGATTGTCCGGCGCGACGGCTACAAGGAACAGGCCACGACCGCCTTCCTCGCCGGCAAAAATGATGAAGGCAAGAAATACTTGGGGCTGGCCGAAAAGGCAACCGAATCCATCGAGGGGATCACGGCAGCCAGTGGCCTCAAGCCCCTGCGTGCGCCGGTCGAGATCGCCAACAATGGGGGCAGTTTTGTTCCCGTGGGCGGCAATCGCGGATCAAACGATGAAGGCGACAGCAGCAAGGCCGCCGACATGCAATATGCCGCCTACCAGACCCGCTTTGGCGATCTGGATAATGCGGTAAAAGCCGTCTTGACCGACATGCACGGCAAAGACTATGCGGCCAGCTTCTGGGCGCAAAAGGCGGCCTTTGGCAAGTTCCTGCGCAAGGGCGAAATCGGGCTAGAACGTTCCGAGTTCAACTTGCTCAAGCAGGTGATCCTGACCCCTGGCGTCGTAAAAAGCGCGCTGCTCAACGGCTTTGACAGCGTAGACGCGCTGAAAGCGACAATGGGCGAAAGCATTGATAGCTTGGGTGGCTTTAGCGCACCGGTCGATTTCCAGACCCGCGTGATTGAGCGCATTCAAGGCTTGGCGGTTGTACGCAGCCGCGCCAGCGTGGATACCACCAGCCGTGACCGCGTCGAGTTCCCCGTGATCACGGGGGGCGACAACACCTATACCAGCAGCGTGCGCACGACCTGGACATCGGAAATCAACCTGGCCGACATCGGCACGAACTTGACGCTGGGCAGTGAAGTGATTCCTGTCCATACGATGATGTCCGAGGCGTGGATCAGCCGCAATAACGTGGAAGATGCCGCTTTCGACATTGAATCGCATCTAACCCGCCGCATTGGGGAATCGGCAGCCCTGGAAGAGAACGCCAAATTCCTCACCGGCACCGGCGTCGGCGCACCGCAGGGGATCTTACCCAACGGTACAAACGCGCTTTCCCTTACCCGCGTCCATAGTGGCTCGACCAGCGCCGTAACCTGGGATCAGTTGCTTGCTCTCTATTATGGGATTGCCGCCCAGTATCGATCCAACGCGGTCTGGATCATGGAAGGCGCAACCGCCCTCAACATCAGCCAGATCAAGGACAGCAACTTTGGTTACCTCTGGCAGCCATTCCAGTATGCGGGCGGGGCAATGGGGCCAGAACCGATGTTACGCGGCAAGGCTGTACTGGAAGATGAGGCCATGCCCTCTATCGCCAACGGCGCTTATCCGATCATCTTCGGTGACCTGTCCGGCTACCAGATCATCGACCGCGTGGGAATGACCATTGAGCGCTACCTGGATAGTGGCCCAGCGCGTAAGAACGCCATTGTCTATGTCATGCGCCGCCGCGTGGGTGGTCAGGTGCTAGAACCGTGGCGCTTCGCTGTTATGCAGAATGCCACCTCCTAAGCCCTAGATTACCAAGAAGTTTTATCGCATTTGACGAAAGGAAAACGAGACAATGCGTACTCTTACGGAAAACTACGTGTTCGAGGCGCTCAGCCCGCAGATCGCGGACGGTGCCGCAGTCGGCACGCCTTGGACACTGATGGATGCGGTTGATCCGGTATTGTTCTATGTCATCGTCGGCGCAACCGACACGACCGTCGATGTCAAGGTCGAGCAGGCAACCGCCAGCGACGGCACCGGGGCCAAAGACCTGACTGGTTCGGACATCACGCAACTCAGCGCCGCCGCGGGCGACAACAAGCAGGTGGCGGTCGAGGTCGAACCGGCCCGCATGGATATCAAGAACGGCTTTGTTTACGCGCGCGTCCTCGTGACCGCGGGTGACGGCACCGAGGGTGCGTACGTGGCTGGCGTCAGCGTTAAGCGCAGCCGCCACAATCCGCCGACCCAGCCCGCCGCCTTCACGCAGCGCATTCGGGTGGCTGTGGAAGAAAATACCTCCTAGTCTACTGTGTCGTAATCAGTACAGGCAGGACAGGGGAACTTATGCTAATTGCACCACCCGCCTTGCGCACGCAGGGCGCTCAACAAAAGAAAGCGGCAGAGACAACACCTCCCCCCAACGGCGTGGAGGTGGTTGTCTTAGTCGCAGGCAAATACAACGGCCCCGACCACAAGAGCATTGGCGAACATCCGGTCGGGGCGACCCTGGTCATTGCGTCAGGTGGCTACAGTAGCTACCTGATCCAAAACGGCTACGTCAGACCCGCCATCCGCGAAGAGGAAACCTCCCCCCTCGCGGCCCTGATCGAACAGGCGATCCGCGAAAAAATGCAGTCCCTGGGCACCCCTGCACCGCATACGGAAACACCGCATACGGAAATACCGGAAACGGTAGAACCAGAACCGGATGAACCAGAAGCGGTAGAGGAAGCGCCCGCGGCTACCTACAGCACCGATCCAGACCGGCCTTGGCTGTTCTGGACGGAGACGGGCGTGATCGAAAGTGTCGCCTTGTCGCTGTGGGAGGCGGGGTTCATCAGCCCGAATCGCACCGTCGAACTGGGGCGAGACCTCCTCTTGGGGGTCAAGGGCGTGGGGCCGGTGACGGCAGACAAGATCCTAGCGTGGGCAGAGGCACATGGCGACTAACTATTGTACAGTAAGCGAGATCCGCGATCTAGCGGATGATCCAGAGATCGGGACGGGCGTATTGACGCTGATCATTCCTGCGGTTTCGCGTGGGATTGACCGGCATTGTCGTCGCCAGTTCTACCCGACAACGGCAGCGCTCTTACACGATTACAACAGCGAGAAGCCGGGCACGATCCGCCTCAAGGATGATCTGCTGTCCCTAACCAGTGTTGTCACCACGGGGGGCGACACGTTTGATAGCACCGACTTTCTCTTCGAGCCAGATCGGGCACCCTATGGGCGCTTGATTCTCAAGCCGAATCGCACGTTGACGTACCTGGACACGCATCAGCAAGCCATCACGATTACGGGAAGCTGGGGGTACAGCGCGACGACACCGGAGGAGGTGGCTTTGGTTGCCAAGCTCTGGACGTTGACGATCTACCGGCAGCTTGACCTGGTGGGCCTGGACGCGGCGCGGATCGCCGGGGTCAGCGTGCAAATGCCAAAAATGACCGCCAAGATGTTACCGGAATTGGTTGACTGGCTCAAGCCGTTTGTACGACACGCGATAGGGGCGATCTAATGCTGATCGGGGTACGCACCGTGCGCTCTATGTTCCGAGCCGCGCACCGCGCCGTGGGTAAGCCTACGCTCTTTCTCATTCCGCCTGTGTCGGCCTGGACGCTACCTGGTGGCGTAACCTACGACGCTTATCGCGACACGTTTGTAACAAGCGGTGGCGCGCCACAGGCTGTTCTGTGGAGTGACCAGACCTTGACCCGCGTCGACTACCTACCCGACCGCGCGCTGACCGGGCTGACCTTTAGCCTAACGGGGATTGTACCCGAAGACACGACACCGGTTGCGCTTCTGTGGAGCCGTGAGACAGAAACGGCGCTGCGGGCGGCCTGGGGGGTTTCGCTGGGTGGCGAACTGTATCGTGTGGCTAGTATCGATTTAGCCCCGGCAGGGGTGACACCGGCCTACCTACTCAACGTTTCGCTACGCAAAGGAACACTCGACGCATGATCATCGCTACGGTGCTACGTGATTACCTGGACGCCTTAAAAGATGCCGCGACCGATGCGGGGCTGGCGGTCACCGTCATGCTGGGCTACCCAGAGGAAGGGCGGCCCTTACCCACGTTGCCGGTCTTTGCCTTCCGCTTTGAAAGCGATGATTTTTACCGGGGCGGGGCGGCCAGGCGACTGGGTAGTACCGTGCCTGCGGGTGTGCAACTGGGCGCAACGCTGGCCCTCTTCACGGAAAACGAGTATCAACTCTTTCAAATGGTTGATTTCTTGCGCTCCCAAAAAAGTGCGCTTACGCATCTGACGGTGGGCACCGATGTCTTCAACCTTGTGTATGGGGCAACGACCCGCATGGGACAGGGACAGAGTGACATCCAGAACCATGCGGCGGAAACCGGGGTCACGTTCGTGGCGATGATGAAATAGGAAGGTATGCGCACCCTCTCTGCGCATTTCTTCAACATCTCCAGCAGTGGCCCTCGGCTTTCCACGAGTCGAGGGCCACTGTGGAGGAATGGAGGAAACCGTGGCTGGCTTTAAGAATATGAATGATTGGCGCTCTGCTCTGTTTCGGATGCGCGGCCAGATCGGAGAGGTGGCGCGCAAGACCGTGCAGGATGCGTCCGTGATGGCCCGCGATGCGATTCGCAAGCGGATTCCCCCCGCTGCTGAAATGAGCCTGTTTCCTGGGTATGCGGCCACGGGGCGCATGAAGAGCATGATCGTGAGTAGCCATGTACGTACCATCAACGGGGAATATGTCGCCCGCGTCGGCATCAGCCAAAGCGCGCCGCGGCTAGAGATCCAGAAGATTTACGTGCATGAATATGGCATGATCATTCGTGCCAAAAATGGGCCTTACCTCGTTTTCCAAGTGCAAGGCCGCTGGGTGACCGTGCCCTCGGTCACAATCCGCGAAAAACGGTTTGTGCGCCTGGGCTGGGAGGAAGCGCAAGCAAAGTTTACACAACTTGTCTTTGATCGGATGAGCCGCGCGACGCGGACATAAGGAGATTCTACAATGGCATCACCAACTACAGTCCCAGCCTTTCAGGTTCAGGAAGGGCAGGTTTTCATCGTTAAAAAAGGCACCGACGTTATCGGACAGGTGACCCGCATCAATCCCCAAGCGCAAAGCCAGACGCGTAAGATCGCCCGTTTGGGGGATACCACCAAGAAGGTCAGTTACCAGCCGACCGAGTTCACGGTCAGCATGGAAATGTACAGCGAATACGACCCGAGCCAGTTAGCGATCTTGCTGGCAGGTACACAAAAGCCGGGGTCTGGCGGCTGGGTAGGCACCGAGGTTCTTTTTCTCAATCCGACCATTACGGCCTACGATCTGCTGATCGACGTTTACGACGCGGCGACGGACGGTTCCGATAACAAGGTCGGCACCTGGACACTCGACAACTACAAGCCCACGTCGCTCAACATCAACATTCAAGCCGACAACCCGGCTACGATTACGCTGAACGGCGAAATGGAAAACCTGACCTATACACCAGCCGCTGGCGTCGGCGCGTAAGTAGACGCGCCGGAAAAGGGGGTGGCTATGGACGGCAACCAGTGGGCAGAACTCATGGCTACTGTGCGGATTGCTTGCTACGCCTTCTTGGGCACCGCCGTAGTTGTCAACGCAGCACGCAACTGGCTACGCGGTCGAAAAGCACTTTCGGCAATCCATTCAATCACAGGATTTTTTCTGTTTTCCAGCATTCACTATGTGGAGCCACGCACAGATCGCCTAAGCCACCTCCTAACGCCGGTCGTGGTGGTTTGGGTCTGTAGCGTGATCCTCTACGTGTATCGAGCGAGACGTGCCAAATGGGGGTATTAGTAGAGTGGAGGCAATATTCTTTTCTGCCTCCATTGCGTTCACAGTCCTATTGTTTGCTGTAGCAACGCTGGGCTTTCGCTCTGGCTTTCTAAAGCTCCCTGTTAGCTCCGATGACGTGGTCGAGGATCTCCGCAAAGACGTGGCAGAACTTACCGCTGAGCGAATCGAGCTTAAGCAGCATGTCGAATGGCTGACCAAGGAGCGAAACCAGTTGCTACAGGAACTCGTTGCCGCTACACGATCCATTGAAAAACTGAAGCGCGATGGAGCGATCTTGGAAGCTAAGTTAGCGGAGGTGCAGGCCGCGGTGGATGCACAACAAATCAAGAGTGACGGGCTGCGCGTGCTGGCGATCTGGCCGAATCGGGATCTGATGGTCGATACCGAGCGCAAAGCCCTGAGTGATGCAGGGATCTCGTATGAGGCGCTCTACGGAGAGCGAGCGACCAAAGATGAGATCCTGCGCCAAATGCGGATCGACGGGTTCACCGTTATCGAGATCGGCGCACATGGAGATGCAGCCGGTATTCATCTCGCCAACGGCGACATTCTCGACGCAACCTTCTGGATCGGGGTCTTGCACCGGCGCACCATTCGCATGGCGCTGCTGCTGGCTTGCCACAGCGACCCGTCGATAGCCGATGCCTTTCGGCGCAGCGGGGTGCGCTTTGTCATCGCCGCGACCGGCGAGATTGCGGATCACGACGTGGGACGCTTTGTGAGAACGTTTTATCAAGGCTATGCAGATGGGCTTGACGTGGAACGAGCCTTTTTCGAGGCGAAACTGATCCTCAGTCGCCAACAGGCCGATCTGCTGGTTATGCACAAATGAAGAGAGGGTTTTATGACTGTAACAACGTATGACATCGAGGCAATCATTAACGGATCGCCACTGCCGATTGAAACCCCTTACCCGCTTGATGATCGGGGTGAGGGGTTTCGTTGGTATATGGCCCAGCCATCAGACTGGATCTACGACATGGCCTCCGCGGTGCGCGAGGCGGCCATTGCCGAGGCGAGCGCCACCGAAGAGATCAAATTGGTGGAACGCCTTCCCCCCACCCCTGGCTGGATCGAGCGGCAACTCCAGGGCAAGCGGTCTGCAGAAGCCAACATCGCTGAACTGGAAGCCAAGATCGCGCGCACACCAGAGGAAGACCTTACCCTCGCCAGTTATAAAAGCTATTTAGCAAACTGGGTCGATCCGGCAGGGTTCAACCGTGCGCGCGAGATCATCGGCAAGCGCGGCCGCGTTGCGTTTGAGACCTACCTGATTCCCCGTTTACTGGTGGATGAGGACGGGCACTTACTGTTTGACCTCAACACCGAGGAGGGGCGCAAGCGCTGGGCCTGGGTCGGACAGGAAATCAAGGTAGAGCTGCGGTCACCGCTTTACCAAGTGCTGCTCTTGATCGATACCGCAAAAAACTACAAGGCCGGCAGGAATTCCGCACCAAATTAACTCTTGCCGGCCTTTTCAACATGCCGCCCGCGTTTGCCGGTGGCTTTTGGAAGATCACCGCTGCACAGCGCCATCTGATGCTCACCCCGGTGCGCGAGGCAGAGCCAGTCAAAGAAGAGAAGCCCAAAGTGCGGCGTTACTCCATGGACGAACTACGAGCGATGAACGCGCGGCACAACCCGCCACCCGCAACAGCAGAGGAGACGGGCGTAGCGATAGAGGAGATGGAAGACTATGTTACCAGCCCTTGAAGGCGACATCCGGCTAAAGGATGAGACGGGCACCGCGTTTGATACCGTGATTGCGAACGCGCAACGCGCCAACCAAGCCCTGACCCGCACGCAAAGCGACCTCACGCGCCTGGAAGAGGTCTTCTCCAAACTCAATGTCAAGATGGGGCAAGGGGGCGGCTTCTTTGACATGCTATCGGGCAAAGGCATCAAGACCGATGAGGTGCTAAAACGCGCGTTCAATGCCGACGATCTGGGGGGTGCTACCTATCGGGAACTGGCAACACAGATCCAAGCCTACGCCCGCGATACCGAGATCGCCTCGCGTGCGACCGATTCCCTTAGCGTCCGCTTGGGCACGCTGGCCGGGCCAAACATTGCGGCCTTCGACCGGCTGGGCGATCGCGTCAACAGCCTAAAAGAGGGGATCAGCGCGCTGGAGCAGCGCGCGCAATCCTTTTATGAGCGGTCGCAGCGACTTAGCGCCGGGGACATCATTAGCCCGACCAAAGGGCTGTCGGCCCAGACCGCGGGTCTTGAAAAAGTGGCGACCGATACTGATCGCGCTACGCAATCGCTCAAGCTTACCCAAGCCGAGGTTGCGAAACTGGATGAATCCCTGGCCCGTCTCAACGTGCGCAGCGACATGCGCGGCGGCTTCTTTGACATGCTATCAGGCGGCGGCCTACGTATGGACGATGTGCTGGCGCGCGTGCTATCTGCGGACACGACCGGCAGTAACACCTTCAAAGAGATGTCAGACCAGTTACGCGCCTACGTGGAGACGACCAAGAGCGCCACCCAAGCGAGTGGCGTGCTGGCCGAAAAACTGGGCGGCGTCGGCGCACCTGGCGAAGATGCGTTTGCCAAGCTAAAAGATCGCATGGAGACCATGAAGAAGGACGTGGTCGATCTAGAGGCGCGTTCCGAACGCTTCTACAAAAGCCTGCGCAATGAGGGGGCGGTGGGCGGTGCGCCCCAGATCGGCACCACCCCGTTTGGGAATGTGCGGGAGACGACGCAGGGTATCCTCACGATTGTCGGCGGCGCGGCCTCGGTGGTCGCGGGGCTGGAAGGCGTGCGCCGTGCGTTCCCGCAAACGGAGACCGACAACTTTATTCGCACGCTGACGGTCGGGTTGCCCATTGCCGCGGTCGGGCTGGTCAGGCTCACGAGTGGCGTTGCCAGCCTGGTCGGGGGTCTAAGCTCGGTCGGGTTCGCCATTCCTGAAAAGGCGCTCGACACCTTCTTGGAAGGATTAGGCCATATTCCCGACTCGGTCAAGAATATCTCTAAACTGGCCCTGGGCTTTAGCGGGATCAAGGATGTGATTCCCGAAACCGAAGCCAGCGCGTTTCTAAAAGGCTTGGCCGAAAAAATCCCTGGGATCTCTGGCGGCTTCGTCAAGCTTGTCGGCGGGATCGGACTGGTCACAACCGGCTTGGGTACGCTGGCAACCGCTGCCCTCTACGTTAACGACGTGTTCGACCGGCTGAACGCTCGTGCCGGGGAGATGGAACAATTTGCCGCCAACATGGGCTTCCTCTCGTTTCGCGTCAACACGGACACCCTAGAGGCGGATCTAGATCAGATTCAGGCGACCCTGGGCGCACGGATCAATGAACGCGATCTGGCAACGATTATGCTCAAGATCGACCCATCCTCGGCGCTCAGTGATCTAAAAACCTTTGAGACCGTCGCACGCACCGTGCAAGCCTTTGCCGATGAGTTTGGCGGCGACTGGCAAGCCGCGCTTGACGCGGTGTCCCAAGCCATCCAGCGTGGGGACGGCGCCTGGCTCCAGCAGAATGGGTACATCTACAACGCGGATCAAGCCCTAAGCGATTACGCCCGGTCGCTGGGGAAGAGCGTGCCGCAGTTGACCAGCCTGGAGAAGCAACAGGGGCTAACCAACGCGGTTATCAAGGAAAATGCAACGCTCCTCCACGAAGCGAAGACCAACGCGGATATCTCGCGCGAGGCCAACCAGCGCTTTACCGCCCAGCTCGCGGACATGAAGACCGCGCTGATCGAGCTGGGTAACGCCTTTTTAGACAACCGGCTGAACGCGCTGATGAATTGGTTTGCCGATGACTCGACAATGGGGCCAGCGATGGCGAGCATGGAAAAGTGGATGTCGGATCTAGCCAGCAATGAGCGCATCCGCGCCCAGTTATCCGACGTGGCCGAAGAGAACTTTGATCGCCTGCTGGGTGAGCGGGATCGCCTGGCCGCCCAGATCACCGACTTCACCGGAGCCATTCCCGAAGCGGAAGCCGCGGGCGACGAAGCGCGGGTGAACTGGCTCAAAGACAACATCCAGCAACTAGAAGCGCGCATGAAGGCGATTGACGCCTCGATCAACGTGGCCCGCGAAGACGTGTTTGCCGGTAGACCGGTCACCCCCCTCCCCAAAGCGATTGACAATTCATCCATTGCGGAGCAGGTGGCTACCCGCGAGTTTGAGGTAAAAGCGCGCTACGAACTGGAGCTAACCAAAGCCCGCAACACGCTGGAACAGGCCACGCGCGACCTAGCCAACGCCGAAGCCGAGCGCATGGCCGCCACGACCGGCGACCCCACGACGCAGGCTGTCCTGGCGACCTATGATGCCGAGATTGAGAAAAAGAAGGCGGTCATTGCCTCGATTGACGATGAGATCAAGGAGCTAGAGGCGGCGCGCGCCACCCCTCCTACCTTCACCATCGACCCTGGCGATCAGCAAGAGAACCTGGCCGCCTTAGGTAGCCAAGTAGACATCATTAACGGCCAGATCGGAATCATCGAAAGCCGTGTAGTTTCCCTGAATAACGCCAGCAACTTGGTTTCCCAAATTACCGCGCTGAGCGAGAAGATCAAAGCCTTGCAGGAGGCGGGCGGGGATCAGGCCGAGATCCAGCGCTTGACCGAACAGCGCGCTACAAATCTACAAAACTTCTTGGATTTAGCTGAGCGGCTCAACGCCGAGGGCATCACGGTCACCATGCCGGACATGCCCATTGAGCAGACCATTGCCGCGATCAATGATTATGCCGGATCTTCGATGGCGGCGCTGGAACGTTACCGCGACCGGCTGGAAGAGATCGAGGGACAGATTGCCGAAACCGAGAAGCTGATTCAGGCGGGGCCGCAGACTATCGTGGATACCGAGTCGGTTAGGGCAATGGGGGTGCAGCTTGACGCGCTGCGCGAGAAGCGGGCGCAGGCGCAGGCCGAGATTGCCGAGATCGAGCAATTAATCAACCAGCAGCAGGCGACCCCGGAAGCCGCGGCGGCGCCAGAGGCGGGA